AGTAGCAAAATCTTCTCCAAATGAAGCTAAAATATCTGATACATATGATCAATACACATATAAACGTGTCGACAATTGGCCTGACGCTAAAGAAATAATTTTAATGAGAACTTCAGCAGGTTCTACAGCGCATACTCATAATCAAATTGTAGGATTTGATATAATTGGTAAAGGATGGGACGCTGCTGCTGAAACTTTATATTGGACTGTAAATATGCCTAGCACTAGTGGTATAATTAGTGATATATTTAATAGTCTAAGTGGCTCTTTTACTATGGCTACGGATAATACCGGATCCTTTACTATTGGATTTGATTGGTGGCCAAATAGAGATCAAAACAGAAATGGTTCAGGCGTTTCAGCGTATGATTTAGAAATTAGATCTGGTTCTACATCTGGACCAATATTAGGGTCTCAAACGTTTACTGTACCTCAATGGTATATTATAGAAGCAAGAATACAAGATGGCTCTACTGTAAATTCTGAAGGAGCAATAAATGCGTATTGGCAATGGCGTAGCACAGGCGCGAATAATGACGCAACTGGTAATATCATTATCAATTATGAGCCTCGTTATTTGTTTTCAAATATAAATGAAGGACAAACAAGTAGCGGTAGCACAAACTGTGTTGTAACAAAAGGAATTGGGCAGTTTACGTATCCGTATTATGTAGAATGTACGCCAAACGTTGATACAGTTGGAGGAACTTTTGAATCTTTATTTAAATGGGTAGGCGGCTCTAGCACTCTAGAATATACGCTAGCGGTTAATACTAATGTTATTCAGGCTGATGGAGATTTTGTAGAAATACAAGTTAGAAATGAAGGTGCTGGATCATGGACAACGGTTGATACTTTAAATGGATATGGACCTGGAGGAAGTGCATCTAAAAGTGGCACCTTTGCAGTGTCTGAAGATCAAGAAGTAAGAATACATGGAGTTAATTATAGCGGCACTTCTGGGTTTAACATAGAAGGAACTAGACTCTTTGTGCAAAACGGACAAAATAATTATAGATCTACTTATGTTCAAGCTAGTGAAATTACTGGCGAACAAACCAGCACCGCTATAGCAGGTTATTTAAGCGGTAGTACTCTAACTGACTATTTTAATATTGACTCAGATTTAACTACAGAAGGCGTTGAAGATTTATATGTTTGGTGGTATACTAGTCAAACTGTTGGAGGTTCTACCGAATACTACTTTTTAGGTTGGGACAAAATACAAATTAACGACACATCAACTACGCCAAACATAAGTGTAGCTACTTCTAGTACTTCAATTAGCGAAGGCGATTCTGTTACATTTACGATAACTGACACTAACTCTAGTCAAAATGGTACTTTTTATTATACGCTCGAAAGCCAAACTGGAGGAATCACTTCAGCCGACTTTAGTACTGCTATTAGCGGCTCTTTTACTATGTCAAACGGCTCTGCTACTTTAGTGATGACTACCTTAGTAAATGATACTGGTGAAGGTACAGAAAATTTTAGAGTGGTAATTAGACAAGGAAGTACGAGCGGAACAATTTTAGCGGGTAGTTCGTATGTAAGTATAGCAAACGTTTTACCAAATATAACTAATGACATTATATCTATACCAAATGTTAATGTTATTTATAATACATCAACAGCTGATTATACTGGAGCTTTTGACGTATTAGATGTAACTGTTCCATCTGGATATTCTGGTACAGCAGCCATTTATATGGGCTTAAGAACAACTACATCTACTACATTCTATAATGACATATGTATAGGAGGAGTTCAAGTATTAAACTCTGCAGGAAATAGCTTACTTTATAGCTATATATTTAATGGAAATGCTGGAGGCACTTATGGTGTTGCATGGAGAACGTTAGACGGGCAATTTGCTGATAGTACTACTCGATCTACGTTATCTTCTTCTACTCAATATGTTATTAGCACAACTACAAATGTTGGTAGATGGACCTGGGCCACGTCCACGGGTTCTTCTAATACTGGAGCAGCAGATGGTATAGCTGACTTCTATGACACGACAATATTACCAAGTCCAGGAAATGGCGTAGTGTCTCAAGTATCGAATGCATACTATGCGTATCGCGAAACAAGTGGGTCTAGTCTATCGACTACAGCTTGGGCAAAAAGTCCTTCTATTACTTGGAACGGCGGAGAAATAATTCGTATATGTTATCACTTTAGTACAAATAGTGGGATGAGTACTTCAGTAGATCCAAACGACTCAATTCGAATAACTTTGATTTAGGAGATTCTTATGCTTTATTCTTTAAGAGGAAATTATCCAACTGAGCTTCCTAATCGTATAAGGTTAAGTGATGGTTCAACTCGTACTGATCCAGAAAACTTTACTGCTGAGATGATAGCCGACGCTGGATATTACGAAGTAGAAGATCCTCCTACTGGTTTGCCTATTACACAAACTTATAAGTGGGATCCAACTCAAGGTCGATCTTATTGGATTGTAGTGGATAAGCCACAATCCGAATTAGATAAAATGAAACAAGACTATATGAATGAAGTAAATAATGAAAAAACTCTTTTATTAAGTATTTTTTATAAAATTAAATTAGATGAAATAGAAAGAGAAGCAAACAATGAACCTTTAGATTATGATAGAACAGAATTAGAAGCGTACATTGCAGCATTAGAATCTATAGAAGAAACGTACGACGAAGAAACTATGCAAGTCACTTGGCCTTTAAGACCTAACGAAATTGGAAATAACGAAGTAGACGAATAAGAAATATAAATAGAATAAAGCTAATAGTCATAGGAGACGAAGATGGCAATTAAAATTTCAGGCACAACTGTTATTGATGATAACAGAGACATTGTTAACGTAGTAGACGTTACAGCAGCAAATTCAGTAACGGCCGAAGTCGTTTCATCTAACACCGCAAGTATCAATACGCTTACTTCAGACGTAAGCGTAAGTGGTGATATTAAAGCTACAGTATATAATAACACATATGTAGATCTAGGCGTTCCATCAGGTAACACTGTAACTATTGATTGCTCAACTGGAAACATGTTTGAGTCAACACCAAACACTGATGTAAGCTTTGAGTTTTCAAATGTGCCAGCTGCTGGTAATGGATATGGTTGCATTTTAAAGGTAACAGTAAGTGGAACAGTTACATTGGGTTGGGCTAATAGCGTTATTTGGGATGCTGGTACTCCACCAGACGCTCCGGCTGACGGTGAAACTGACGTCTATACATTTGTTACTGATGATGGTGGAACTGTTTGGTATGGCTTCCATTCCGGAGACGCAATGGCATGATTTTAGATACAATCGGAGGACTCTCGGCGCGTGGCCGCAGACGTAGACAAGGTGCTATAGCCTCAGGTAATCCTGTAGTAGAAGATTTATTTAGTGTAAATCTTCATAAAGGAAATGCTAGTCAGCAAACCATTGTTAATAATATTGGCTTAACTCCTTATGGAGATGATATAACGTTTAGCAGTAGCCCAGCTACAAATAATTATGGTTATTATACTAAGTATGTAGTTCCACCCGGTGTTACTAGTCTTTCTATGGTAGGCATTGGAGGCGGCGGTGGAGCCTTACAGGACAATGACGCAAGTCGTACTTATGCTGGTCATGGTGGCGATCTTAGATATACTAATAATATTTCCGTATCTGAAGGAGATATTTTTGATGTTGAGTTTGTGCGCGGAAATACTTATAATGGTTGGTGCGTACGCGTAAAAGATCCTTCTGGAAATACCGTACTTGCAGCTGCTGGAGGTAATTGCTCTTACTTAGGCACAACTCCATATATTTCAAATGTTGGAGATGGTGGTGGAGATGGTGGCTTAGGACAATCCGGTGGATACTATGGTACTGCTGGTGGTGGTGCCGGCGGCTATAGCGGTAACGGTGGTAATGCTGGAGTTAGTGGAGGAGGTAATGGATCAGGCGGCGGTGGTGGCGGCGGCGATGGTCCAGTACAAACTATTCAAGGAACTACGCCATCGCCAACATATGGTGGATCTGGTGGTAATACCGCGTTAAATGGACAGGGTACGAGTGGCGCCGGTGGTACAGACCCTGGAGGATCTGGTGGAACTGGTTCATCTGATAATGGCGGTAATGCATACGGCAGTGGAGCTGGAATTAACGCTACTCAAGGTACCGGCGGCAGTGTTCAAGATAGAGAAGGTAGAGATGCTGGCGTACGCATCATTGGTAACATTGGCACACAAGTTCGAACCTTTCCCGTGACTAATGTTGGAGCTGATACGTCTACGACTGGCTTAGGTTCAGATAATGATGGATTAGTATGGATTAAAGACAGAGACGATGGTAGCGCCCCTACTTATATTGGTAAAAGCCATTTTTTATATGATACAATAAGAGGGAGTCGTCAATCTTTAAGTACAGATACTAATACAGCTGAGACATTTAAATCTAATGGTTTATTGAATTTTAAACCATTCACATTTGAAATTAGTACAGAGCATAATGTTAGTAATAAAAACTATGTATCATGGACATTTAAAAAACAACCTAAGTTTTTTGACATAGTCGAATATACCGGAGATGGAACTACAACAAAAACTGTTCCACATAATCTTGGTACACAGCCTGGCATGGTAATTTGGAAATGCACATCTGATACTGATACCAATTGGACTGTTTGGCATAGAAATATTAATTTGGCCGGAAGCACCGCATCTACGTATGATCAGGCGTATCAAAGACTGAGTGGACAATTTACATGTACTGGTTTAGGGGATTATGGTAATAGCTTAATTCCTACAGCAACAGAACTTCGAGTACCTATTCATCAGAACTCAAATAATCCACAAGATAGTGTTAACGTTAACGGTAGACAATACGTTGCTTACGTATTTGCGCACAACGAAAATGATGGAGAGTTTGGCGTTAATAAAGATCAAGATATTATTAAGTGTGGCAATTATTATGGTGCAGGAACTGGTACTAGTATTTTCCCTATAGTAAAAGCAGATCTTGGCTTTGAGCCACAATTTGTAATGATAAAATGTTTAGACGATAATACGGCTTGGGTTTTAATGGATAGTATGAGAGGACTTCCTGCTAATAGAACCGGAGGAGATGAGCCATATACGTATACGCTGCGCGCAAATCGAAATGAAATTGAAGATCAGGATGGATCTGCTTTTATTGCTCCAGAAGCAGATGGATTTAGCGTATTTTCCCAAAATAATGAAGTAGGCGGTGGTAATAAAAGATATATTTACATGGCTATTAGGAGACCAATGGCAACTCCAACTAGCGCAGAAGAAGTGTTTGATGTTACTTATAAAGGTGAATACAGTAGTGCTGTTCCAACATGGGATACAAAATTTGTTACAGATTTTGGCGTTGCTAGAGCAGTTAACATTAATGATCAATGGAATGTAGGTCATAGATTACTTCAAGGTGGAAATTTGAAATTAAATGGTGCAGATGAAATGCTAGTGAATAGCGCAGATACTGAGTTTAGGTTTGATTTTGAAAATGGCTGGGGTAGTACTGCCAGTGGCGGAACTGATACAAACAGATATTCTTGGAATTGGAAACGTGCTCCAGGTTTCTTTGATACTGTTATGTATAATGGAAATGGTAACGCTTCTAAATTTATTGAGCATGGTCTTAGCGTTGTACCAGAAATGATGTGGATTAAAAAAATTAGAAATGGTGATGGTTTTCAAACTCCAAGCTTAGATCAGGTAGACGGAGATTGGATAGTTTATCATCAAGACATAACGCGAAGAAGATACGTGAGACTTAATTATGATAGCCCTAAATCAGCTATAGATGATACATTTTTTCCAACAGATCCAACTTCTACTCGTTTTTATGTAGGATCTAATAATCAGGTAAATGGAAATACTAGCCCATTTATGGCTCTTTTATTTGCTACATTACCTGGAATATCTAAGGTTGGTAGTTATACTGGTAATGGTGGAAACGTTGCTACTAATGGCACATCTCAAACTATCGATTGTGGATTCACTACTGGTGCAAGATTTGTTCTTATCAAAGATGTTGATAGTTCGGGTTTAGGTAATACCGGTGAAAGATGGTATTGGTTAGATGCAAAACGTGGAATTGTTTCTGGAAATGATCCATTTTTAACTACAAATGGCTCCGACTTGCAAATTCAAGATCAGGATATTGTTGATCCGGATCCAAGTGGATTTATAGTTAATCAAGAATCAAATAGAAATTTAAACGTAACTGGAACTCAATATATCTTCTATGCAATTGCATAACTACAATTAATATCGAATTAAGCGGCTCCGGCCGCTTTTTTCTTTTTATAAATAGAATAAAGATATGCTATAACATAGAGGTTTAATATGGCCCAACCGACCACAAGAGCCGAGTTTAAAGAATGGTGCTTACGTAAACTCGGAAAACCAGTAATCGAAATCAATGTAGATCAAGATCAGGTTGATGATAGAGTAGATGAAGCTTTGTCTTATTACTGGGACTATCACTTTGATGGTACAGAGCGTACTTTCTTTAAGCATCAGCTTACCGCAGATGATATGACAAATAAGTATATCACCGTTCCTGAGAATATTATTGGTGTTATTAATATATTCGACATTGGTGATGCTTTGTCAACTAATAACTTATTTAATATTCGTTATCAGTTTGCACTAAACGAAATTTACGATCTTTCAAATTATAACCTAAGCAACTATTATCTTGCTATGCAACATATTCAATTTCTTGAAGAATTGCTAGTAGGTAAACAGCCTATTCGTTATAACAGACATGTTAACAAATTACACATTGACATGGATTGGGCAAAGGTAGAAGAAGGTCACTATATTATTGCAGAAGCATATCAAGTCGTAGATCCAAATACTTATGCTGATGTATGGAAAGATCGTTGGTTGCAGAATTATGCTACTGCTAAGATTAAATACCAGTGGGGTTCGAACTTAACTAAGTTCGAAGGTATGCAACTTCCAGGTGGTGTACAGTTTAATGGTATGCAAATCTTGCAAGATTCACAAACCGAAATAGAAAAGCTCGAAGAAGATATGATTACTTCTTATAGCTTACCCGTTATGGACATGATTGGATGATAAATGGCGAAGAATTTTTACTTCGAAAACTATTCAAATTCTATGGAGCAGAACCTTATTGAGGATCTGATCATTGAATCTATTAAGATTTATGGAATCGAGGTGTATTACATGCCTCGTACGCTAGGTGCCGTAGATGATTTGCTTAATGAAGATGATTTATCGCAATTTAAAGACGCATTTCTTGTTGAAATGTATATTAAGAATATTGATGGATTTGAAGGAGAAGGTGACTTCCTATCTAAATTTGGTTTACAAATACGCGACAGTATGACGCTTACAGTAGCTAATCGTACATTTGATGCCGAAGTAAATTATTATAGCACAGAGATTCGTCCTAACGAAGGCGACGTAATTTACTTCCCATTAAATCGTAAAATGTTTGAAGTACAACACGTAGAGCATGAAGCTATTTTCTATCAAATGGGTGCACTACAAACATACGATTTAAGAGTTGAATTGTTTGAATATTCAGGTGAAAGATTCAATACTGGTATTGACGAAATCGATAAGAGATATGAAGCTTATGTTCCAACTACGCCTGAAGCAATTGCAAACGTTGAATCTGTTTCGGCCTTCGCTGATAATGATACTATTGAAAAAGAAGCTACAACCGGCAATGTTTATACTGCTGATGACATCTTAGACTTTACCGAAACGAATCCGTTTGGGGAGAATGAATACTAATGTTTGGCGCTAGATTTTATCACGAAACTACAAGACGATATGTGGCAATGTTTGGTACATTGTTTAATGACATTCTTATTCGTCGTTACGATAATACTGGAAGTCTTATCCAGAGTATTAAAGTTCCATTAGCATATGGTCCTTCTCAAAAGTTTTTATCTCGTTTACAAGAAGATCCAGGCTTGAATGCTCCTGCAGTTACGCTACCTCGTATGTCGTTTGAGATTCTTGGAATGTTTTATGACGGTGAGCGTAAGCTTACTACGCTAATGAGAAATTCAATTCCTTCAAGCGCTACAACCTCTTCTTATTCAAGTGCTTATACACCTACACCATATAATTTAGAATTTCAACTTAACATTATGACAAAGTACACAGAAGATGGTACTAAAATTATTGAGCAAATTCTACCATATTTTAAGCCAGACTTTACACCTTCTGTACGTATTCTTGATGAATTAGATTATTATCTCGACGTTCCAGTTATTTTAAACTCCGTAACTCAAGAAGATTTATACGAAGGATCTTATGAAGAAAGACGAGCGCTTATTTGGACTCTTAACTTTACGGTAAAAGCATGGTACTTTGGTCCAGCTGTTGATCGTAAAATTATTAAGTTTGCTCAAGCTAAGAGCTACACTGGATTAGATAACGAAATAAGTAGCCAAACCACTACTGTACAACCTGGACTTACAGCAGCAGGTGATCCTACTACTGATATTAATGATACGATAGATTACGCTGATATCGCTGGAGACGATGATTGGGCTGCTATCATAACAACGGTGGATAATGAATGAATAAACAAATTGACGATTCTTTAGACATGGTACCACTTGACGATATATATGATCCAGCACCAGTCGAAAAAGTAGAACCACCAACCGACATAGAAAACGATTTTACTTACGCTCGAGAAAACTTCTATAACGTAATAGAAAAGGGTTCTTCAGCGCTAGAAGATATGTTAAACGTAGCACGAGCTTCTGAACATCCTCGAGCTTATGAAGTTGTTTCTACCATTATGAAAACATTAATGGATGCTAACAAAGATCTTGTTGAGTTAGCAGAAAAGAAAAAGAAACAAGAAACACCTGAAGAAAAACAAAAGGTTACTAATAATAACTTGTTTGTAGGAAGCACAGCAGACCTACAGCAGTTACTTAAAGATATGAAAACTAATGATTGATGCTTTACAAGTTAAAGGTTACAATGGTAACCAAAACATTAAAGGAAAAGGTGTACAAATAGAGTTTACTCCTGAAATGCTTCAGGAGTGGATTAAATGTGCAAAAGATCCTATATACTTTGCAGAGTCTTATATTAAAATCGTGCATGTTGACCACGGTCTTATCCCTATTCAAATGTACGATTATCAAAAAGAGATTGCAGAATCTATTACAAATACTCGTAGAGTAGCTGTAAATACGTCGCGTCAGGCTGGTAAAACTACTACAGCAGTTGCAGTTATTTTACATTACGTACTATTTAACGATCACAAAACCGTAGCACTGCTTGCGAACAAAGGTGACTCAGCACGTGAGATTCTTGATCGTATTAAGATTGCGTATGAAGCTTTACCTAAGTGGATGCAACAAGGTGTAGTGGAATGGAATAAAGGTTCAGTAGAATTTGAGAATGGTTGTAAGATTATTGCCGCAGCCACATCTTCTTCTGCTATTCGTGGTAAATCTATTTCGTTTCTATATATCGATGAGACTGCATTCGTTGAAAACTGGGACGAGTTTTTTGCTTCGGTTTTCCCTACTATTTCATCTGGTAATACTACAAAGATTCTATTTACTTCTACACCAAATGGGTTAAATCACTTTTATAAAACATGTGAAGGCGCAAAAGAAAATAAGAATGGATACATCTATATTGAAGTTCCATGGTGGAAAGTGCCAGGAAGAAATACAGTATGGAAAGACGAAACACTTGCGGCTATGGACTTCGACACTGAAAAGTTTGCGCAAGAATTTGAGTGTCAATTCCTAGGATCTTCGGGTACTCTTATTAGTGGCGGTAAATTAAAATCACTTGTATTTAAAGAACCAATTCTCGAAAAAAATGGTTTACGTATGTACGAAGAACCAAAGAAAGGTCATACATATATATGTGTAGTTGACGTATCACGAGGAAAAGGTTTAGACTATTCGGCATTTCATATTATTGACGCAACTAAAATGCCATATAAACAAGTTTGTACATTTAGAGATAATATGATTGTACCTATGGATTACGCAGAAATCATATGGCGAACAACAAAAACGTATAATGAAGCATTGACGCTTGTAGAAATTAATGATATTGGTGAACAAGTTTCTGAAATATTACATAATGATTTTGAAGTTGAAAGTCTACTCTTTACTGAATCGGCTGGTAGAAGCGGTAAGCGTATATCTGGTGGTTTTGGTAGAAATGTAGATAAAGGTATAAGAACTACTAAAAGCGTAAAAGCAATTGGTTGTAATATGCTTAAAATGATGATAGAACAAGAGCAATTCATACTCAACGACTTTGAAACGATAAAAGAATTATCTACCTTTTCACGGAGAGGTAATTCGTATGAAGCTGAGTCAGGTTGCCACGACGACCTTGTAATGGGACTAGTACTATACGGATGGCTGGCCGATCAGCCATTTTTTAAAGATCTTACTGACATAAATACTCTTGCAGCTTTACGCGAAAAGACAGAAGAACAAATGATAGATGACTTAACGCCCTTTGGATTCTACGATGATGGGACTGAAGAAACTGATAGTATTATCAGTATACCACGCCAAGACGCATGGCTTTGGTAAATCACAAGTTTTATAAATAATAAGAGAATTCATGAGTAAGTTATACTATTAAGATAACAAAAGGAGAAATAAAATGGCATTTCAGGTAAGCCCAGGAATTAACACTAGTGAGGTCGACCTTACTACGGTTATTCCATCAGTTCCTACAACCGAAGGGGCGTTTGCTGGTGTGTTCAAGTGGGGGCCAATGGATGAACGAGTACTCGTTTCGTCAGAAATTGACCTAGCAAATCGCTTTGGCAAACCAGATTCAGATTTTAACTCTGAAACATTCTTTACCGCAGCAGACTTTTTAGCATATGGTAATCAACTTTTTGTAGTACGTGTTGGTGCTAATACAGCAACATCTGCTGCAGGCGCAAACACAGTTGCTGCTGACGCTGGTGAAATTACTGCTAAATATGCTGGTTCAATGGGCGATTCTTTGAAAGTTGAGCTTATTGACGCAGCAACGTTTGGTGGATCGGCAACATATGATGCTTTGTTTGATGAAGCACCGGATGGTGGACATGTTCACATTGCAGTCGTCGACGAAGATGGCATGTTTACTGGCACAGCAAATACAGTTTTGGAAACATTTACTAACGTTTCAACTACAGCTGGTGCAAAAACAGCAACAGGACAAACTAACTACATTATTAACGTACTAAATCAAAGATCAAACTATATTGCTGCAGCAACAGACGCTACTGGCTGGCAAGCCGGTGTAGCTTCACTTACAGGTGGTGCAGATGGTGATGATGAAGCAACTGTTGCAATTGGTACACTTCAAGCTGGTTATGATTTATTCGTTTCACCAGAAGAAGTAGAAATTTCGCTTATCCTTCAAGGTAAAGCACGAGGAAGTGTTAACGATTCAGAACTCGGTAAATATATTATCGAAAATATTGCAGAAGTAAGAAAAGACTGTTTGGTGTTTATTTCTCCTGCATATTCAGACGTAGTAAATCAAACTGCATCAGCTGCTATTACCGCTATTACAGGATTTAGAACAGATCTTGGACTTAACTCATCTTATGGTGTAATGGATAGCGGATATAAGTATCGTTACGACAAATATAACGACACATATATTTACACACCTCTTAATGGTGATGTAGCTGGTACATGTGTATACACAGATGATGTAAGAGATCCATGGTATTCACCTGCAGGATATAGCCGTGGTAATATTAAGAACGTTATTAAATTAGCATTTAATCCAACAAAAGCACAACGTGATCAAATTTACAAAAAAGGTATCAACCCAGTTGTTATTCAGGCTGGTGCGGGTACTGTGCTTCTTGGAGATAAAACACTACAACCTTCACCATCATCGTTCGACAGAATCAACGTAAGACGCTTGTTTATTGTTTTGGAAAAAGCAATTTCGAGAGCAGCAGTAACTACACTGTTCGAGTTTAATGATGAATTTACTCGTGCACAATTTACAAACCTTGTAGAACCATTCCTAAGAGATGTACAGGGTCGTAGAGGTATTACTGATTTCCGAGTAGTTTGTGACGGTACAAACAATACTCAAGACGTTATTGATCGTAACGAGTTTATCGGTGACATCTACGTGAAACCTGCTCGTGCGATTAACTTCATTCAACTTAACTTTGTCTCGGTGAGAACAGGGGTTGAATTTGAAGAAATCGTTGGCCGTTTCTAATAAATAACTAAAACAAGGAGTTTAAGACATGGCCTTTAACATTAACGAAATTAAATCCCAGTTGGTATATGGAGGGGCGAGACCTACGCTCTTCCAATGCCAAATTACTAATCCAATTCAAGGTGCAGCAGATTTGAAAGTGCCATTCATGGTACGAGCAACTACAATGCCAGCATCTACACTTGGAACGATTGAAGTACCATACTTTGGTCGTAAAGTAAAAGTTGCTGGTGATAGAACATTCGACACTTGGTCAGTTACAGTAATAAACGATGAAGATTTCCTTATTCGTAACGCAATGGAAGAATGGTCAAGCGCTATTAATACTCATTTAGATAACCTAAGAGCAACAGGATCAAGTTCACCTATTGACTATAAATCACGTGCTCAAGTTACTCAATATAGTAAAGATGGCCTAGCACTTCGTACATATAGTTTCGAAGGTATTTTCCCGGTTGAGATTTCCGATATTGGAGTCGATTGGGATACTACTGATTCTATTGAAGAGTTTACGGTAACATTCCAATACGATTGGTGGAACATTAGTTCTTCACGTACTGGACTAGGTGGAACCGGAACTAGCGTAACTGCGCCTGACGGCACAACTTAATAATTGAATTTAGTGTAAGCAGGGTCGCTTTGACCCTGCTGTTTCCTAAGGATATTTCATGAAAATTTTCGGTTTCGAAATAAAAAGACCTGAAGAAGAGGATCAGCTTAAATCATTCGTCGAACCGTCGGATGATGATGGTGCGTTAACCATTGCTGCTACACCTTCTGGTGGTATTTTTGGACAATCATTTATTGATATGGATGGGGCAGCTAAGAATGAAGCTGAACTCATCACAAAGTATAGACAAATGGAACAGCATCCAGAAGTTGCAAAAGCAATTGAAGATGTTGTAAATGAAGCTATTATTGTAGCTGACGACTCACGTGTTGTTGATATTAACCTAGACGATACTGAGTTATCTGACAAAATTAAAAAACTTGTTTCTGAAGAATTCCAAAACATTTTGGATTTGATGGATTTTTCAAACAAAGGTTATGATATTTTTAGCCGTTGGTATGTTGATGGAAGATTGCGTTATCACGTAATGATCGACAATGACAAGCTAAAAGAAGGTATTCAGGAATTACGTTATATTGACCCTCGTAAACTACGTAAAGTAAAAGAGGTATCAAAGTCTAAAGATAAAGAAGTTGACGTAGTTCTTAAAAAAGTAAAGAATGAATATTGGATTTTTAACGATAAAGGGTTTAGTGGGAATAAAAACTCAAAAGCAATCTCAGACTTTTCTTCTGTAAAAGGTGTAAGAATTGCAAAAGACTCGATTGTTGAATGTACATCTGGTATTTTGAATGAAACAAATTCTTTAGTATTATCGCATTTGCATAAAGCAATTAAGCCACACAACCAATTGCGTATGCTTGAAGATGCTGCAGTTATTTACCGTTTAGCACGTGCTCCAGAACGTAGAGTATTTTATATTGATGTTGGTAACCTTCCAAAAATGAAGGCTGAACAATATCTACGCGATATGATGGTAAAGCATAAGAATCGTTTAGTATATGATGCTACATCTGGTGAGATTCGTGATGATCGTCGTCATATGACTATGATGGAAGACTTTTGGCTACCTCGAAGAGAAGGTGGTCGTGGTACAGAAATTACTACACTGCCCGGTGGACAAAACCTAGGTGAAATGGATGATGTTCTTTATTTCCAAAAGAACCTATATAAATCACTAAATGTTCCAGTTTCTCGTTTAGAAGCTGATGCTGGTTTCTCATTGGGTAGAGCATCTGAAATTTCTCGTGATGAAGTTAAATTTGCTAAATTTATACAAAGACTTCGTGCGAGATTCTCAATCTTATTTGACGACATTCTTGAAAAGCAATTAATTCTTAAGAATATTATGACGCTTGAAGAATGGAAAGAAATTCGAAATAAGATTCGTTATGACTACCAACAAGACAATCACTTCGAAGAATTAAAACAAGCTGAGATTCTTCGTGAAAGATTACAAACTCTTCGTGATATTGAAGAGTATGTTGGTACATACTATTCACGTGAGTGGATTCGTAAGAACGTACTTCAGCAATCTGATGACGATATTGAAAACATTGACAAACAGGTCAATGATGAGAGAGAATCTGAAGCTGAAGAAGAACCAGATATAAATAGTAATAATGATAATGAAATGAATGGAGAACAGTAATCATGGACAATATGAACGTTGCAGATATTATTCAACAAGCTTTTAATAATAGACCTCAAGGTGTAGAGGATGCGTTTAATAACGTAATCCAACAAAAGATGGCAGATGCTATTGAAACTCGCCGCCAAGAGATTGCTAATACTTATTATGGCTCCGAAGATGAAGACGAAACAGAAACAGAAACAGAAATTGAAGCTTCAGCTGACGTCGAGCCCGAAGAAGAATATGAAGAAGATCAAGTAGAAGTAGAGGAACCTACAGATGAAGACGTTTAAACAACTAGTTTCTGAAGTTGCCGAACCTCGCGGTGGCGACGAGAAACGTTTTAAAGATAAACATGTTGTAGCTAAGACTAAACATCCAGTCGCTGATGACGATCAGTTTGTAGCTAAAACAAAGAAAGATAAGTCTAAGCCTGCTGGTTACCACGACGGCGAAGACGAAGAAGTGTATGAGTCGGCTGAGGCCGATGTACACACTAAAAGAGCTGATAAGAAAGCTGTGATTGTGCACGATGTTGATTCTCGCACCGGCCAATCCAAAACGATCGTAAAGAAGCAACGTGCTGGTGAAATCAAAATTGAAGAAGTAGAACATATTGCAGAAGATATGTTTACTGGACTTCATAAACTAAAAGATGGTAGTTCAGTACGTGTGGACAAGAAACAAAACGAAATGCTTACTGCTTTGTTTAAAGAGCTAAAAGGTTCGAATAGAGAAAAAATGAAGCAAAAAATGATGAGTGGTAAAAAGGGATTCGGAGAAATCCTAGCATTTGCTAAGAACGCGGTATAAGGATAAGTCAGATGAAACTGATTAAGGAAATTAACGAAGAGTTAGAATACATTGCCGAAGATATTCTCGATGAAGAGGGTAACAAAACTGGTAAAAATTACTTTATTGAAGGTATTATTATGCAAGGCGACATTAAAAATCGCAATGGACGTGTATATCCTTCAGAAGTATTAATGAAAGAAATGACTCGTTATAATGGTAACTACGTTTCAAAAAATAGAGCGTATGGTGAGCTTGGACATCCCGATGGTCCAACAATTAACCTTGATCGAGTTTCTCACATGTTCACAGATCTTCGTCAAGAAGGTTCGAATGTTGTAGGACGTGCTAAAGTTATGGATACACCAATGGGTAAGATTGTAAAAAGTCTTATCGATGAAGGTGCTAACCTAGGCATTTCTTCACGTGGCATGGGTTCATTACGTAAAAATAGTAATGGAATCATGGAAGTTCAAGGCGACTTTATGCTGGCAACAGCCGGTGATATTGTTGCTGACCCATCAGCACCAGATGCTTTTGTACAAGGTATTATGGAAGGCGTTGATTGGGTGTATGACGTTGCTGCTCAAACTTGGGTTGCACAAAACACCTTTGACCAAATTGAAGAAGAGGTTAAAACTATGAGTTCTCAACAGCTTGAAGAACAAGCAGAGACTCTGTTTCGCAGATTTATGAATTCACTTGTATAAAGTTGTAATATTATAAATAATACAGATTATTACCTAAAAGGAGAAAATCTAATGGCAGATCAAGAATTTGAGCAATTAGACGAGGTTAAAGCAACTGGTGAAGATTCGGAAGCAAACGATCCGGTAACACCAGCTGGCGGCGACCCTAAGAAAAAGAATCGTCCTGCTGACAAAAGCATGTCAGTAGACCCAAAGGCAGATAACATTGAGGATACTGTAAAAACACCTCAAGGTTCAGATCCTAAGAAAGCAAAAGAGCCTGCACCTGGTGTTGGCATGAAAGAATCAGTAGAAGAAATGTTTGCTGGTCAAGAGCTTTCAGAAGACTTTAAAGAGCGCGCAACAGTGATCTTCGAAGCTGCAGTTAATGCTAAAGCTATCGAAGTAGCAGCACGTTTGGAAGAAGACTTCAATACAAAACTTGACGAACAGGCAGAAGCTTCTGTTAACGAACTCGTTGAGAAAGTAGATTCCTATCTAGATTATGTTGTTGAAAAGTGGATGGAAGAAAATGAATTGGCTATCGAATCTGGTATTCGTACAGAAATGGCTGAATCATTTATGAATGGTCTAAAAGACCTATTTGTTGAGCATAACGTAGACCTCGATGATGAGGCCGCTGACGTTGTTGCTGAAATGGCAGAAGAACTTGAAGAGCGTGAAGCTAAGATTGCACAAGTAATGGAAGAAGCTATTGCATTGCGTAAAGAATTAGCTGAAGCACATAAGCAAGATGCTCTTGAAGAAATCAGTGAAGGACTTACTGAAACTCAAACTGAAAAGTTTGAGAAGCTTGTAGAAGGTGTTGAATTTGATTCAATCGAAGACTACAAGAAAAAAGTAGGCATCATTAAGGAAAACTACTTTGGTGGTAAAACACTTACCGAGGAAGTTGATGAAGTCGATCCTATCGAGGAAGAAGCAGTGGAAACGCGTCACGTAGACCCAGCTGTCGCATCGTACGCAGAAGCAATTTCTAGATCTCTTAGAAAATAAGTAAATTATAAATAATCTTAGACAAACCTTAAAAAGGAGATAACAACAAATGTCTATCGAACAACTTAACGAAAAGTGGCAGCCCGTCCTGGAGCACGGAGATCTTGGTAAGATCGAAGACGCTCACAAGCGTGCGGTTACTGCTCAGCTTTTGGAAAACACAGAAAATGCGTTGAAAGAAGGAAACGCATGGAGTGTAAATTCACTATTGGCAGAAGCACCAACTAACTCAGTTGGTAATGGCGAAGTCCAAAACTACGATCCAGTGTTGATCTCTTTGGTACGTCGCGCAATGCCAAACTTGATTGCATACGATATTGCAGGCGTTCAGCCAATGACAGGCCCAACAGGCTTGATCTTTGCAATGCGCTCGAAGTATGCAGTTGATGCAGCTAACACAGCAACATGGACAGAAGCGTTCTACAACGAAGCAGACACTGACTTCTCAGGTGCAGCTTCTCCTGTGCATGCTAACCAACTGGGTGACGGTTCTGAAACAACTGGTACTGGTATGGCAACTACTGCTGCTGAAGCACTTGGTGACGGTGGCGGAACAGATTTCAACGAAATGGCGTTTGAAATCGAAAAAGTATCTGTTACAGCGAAATCACGTGCGTTGAAAGCAGAATACACAACTGAACTAGCACAAGACTTGAAAGCAATTCACGGTCTTGACGCTGAAACAGAGTTGGCCAACATTTTGACTTCAGAAATTCTTGCTGAAATCAACCGTGAAGTTGTACGTACAGTATACTCAACAGCGGTACAAGGTTCAACTTCAGGTACAGCAGCAAACGGTACATTCGACCTAGACGTCGATGCAAACGGTCGCTGGTCAGTTGAAAAATTCAAAGGCTTGATGTTCCAAATCGAACGTGAAGCAAACCAAATCGCGAAAGATACACGTCGCGGTAAAGGTAACATCATCATCTGCTCTTCAGACGTTGCTTCTGCATTGCAAATGGCTGGTGTCTTGGATTACACTCCTGCTCTTAACTCAAACAACTTGAACGTAGACGACACAGGCAACACATTTGCTGGTGTACTTAACGGTCGTTTCCGCGTATACATCGATCCATATGCTGGTGCAAACTACATGGTCGTTGGCTACAAAGGTTCTTCAGCGTTTGATGCAGGTATGTTCTATTGCCCATACGTTCCGCTACAAATGGTACGTGCAGTTGGTGAGAACACCTTCCAGCCAAAAATCGGGTTTAAAACTCGTTACGGCATGGTTGCAAACCCATTCGCACAAGGTACAGCTCAAGGTGCTGGCGCACTATCGCCAAACTCTAACTTGTACTACCGTCGTACAGCGGTTACGAACATTCTTTAATAAGAAGTCGGATAAACCGAACGAAACTAAAGGGAGCCTTCGGGCTCCTTTTCTTTTATATAAATAGTTGGGTATCAACGAGGATATAATATGGCAATTCAAAATATTCAGCAGAATTATCTTTCACCGGTAGAGTTTAGATTCGTGATTGAGCGTTTGCCAAACGTGACGTTCTTTACTCAAGGTGTATCATTACCTGGCGTAAATGTACAACCCGTGGAAAGAGGTACACCATTTAAAG